ACACTATTGCTGCGCACATATAAAAAGTAATCAGACGGTACTTCAAATACAGCTGTCTTTTCATCTGTATCTATATTCTTACTGTCAAACGGAATAGTTCTATGACGAACTAAAGTCTTAATGGAATCATTTATACGCTTAGCACCCCTAGAATCTCTTTCTGTTTGACTTTCTAAGAGGTACATATCCTTAACATACTTAAGTTGATATTCACTGAGCAGCGAATATATTGTATCGGTATCCAGCTTATCGTTGGTTTTGAACTCTGGGTATATCTCATATAGCCTGCGTTCAAACTCTATTCCAAGTTGTCTAGTTTGCTGTACTGTCATGATTCAAGAGGTCTTATGTTTGTTTTAGCTGCAAGCCTAGAAGATTCTACCGTCTCTGTTGCGAATATAATAGCTAGGTTTATGAGCTCTTCTGCCATTGAGTCAGAGAGCTCAAATTCTGTATCTCCAAAATCTACATTCATACTATCGTATATGTTATTAAGGTTCTAGGATTAATTCCATTCTTGTTCTTATACGCGCCTTGCGGTATTATTACACTGTATTGTGTACCAAGATCGAATGTATCTTCGGTTATAGGTTCATCTGGTACAAATATTAATGCAGTACTCACTCCGCCTTGTACAACCGAAGAATAATCGTTTGGATTTTCAACATTCTCTAGATGACCTGTCAATACAAGTGAAGAATCGTCGTATTTGTTTATTGTGACTTGCACATCAGGATTAGTATAGAATTCAGATGCTTCGGCTAGTGTAGTAGGGAATATTATAAGTTTATTATAACACTGCCAAGGTTTTTCCTCTTCTGAATCTGAGAAACTTATTCCATTTGGAGCAACGTTGTCGTCAAATCCATACGCATAATAAGTAGCAAGTGCATTATTTACATTCAGCTGTTTATCTTTTACAAGTCGTATTGGAATTTCAAACGTGTTTCCAAAACTATAATCTCCTATATTTCCGAACATACCGGTTTTATAATAACACCTGTACAAACTGCTGTTTTCAGCCCAACGATTTTTAGAATTAGTCCACATATAAGGTCTAGATCCAACTAAATTAGCCTCACCTCGAGAATACATACCGGACGGCGGTAAATCTATGTATACGCTGTCGTCGTTTTTCTTACGGAATCTAGTACCATATACTCTATTGGCCTCTTCCGTATTAGGAGTATCGTTACTGTAATTTGTGTTATTCAATAATTCTAATACTTCTCCTATTGTTGGTAATCTATATCCAGCTGGAATATCTGCATCTTTAAAATAAGTACCATACACGCGAGGATCATTACTACTAGCACCTACATTTCTGTCTGCCCACAGTACGCTCAGTCCCATATCTACATACTGTATTGTAGAAGGTTGCGGAGATACTTGCCCATCGTAAACAGGTCTGACCATCAAATGCATATATTTTTCAGCAGTAAGGAAACTACGTGTTTGAGCACCAGTTATATGGAAAACTTGCGCTTGTGTAGTATCTTCAGTATTAATATTTGCTGTCCAATAGTAACCTTCTAAATCATCTAATTTCTCAGTACGAGAGCTATTCATATATCCGTCACAGGGGAATTCCAATGTATTCCCGTTCGGGAACGTTGCTATCTGTTTCCTAATACCGTTCGAATCATCATATGTCCATGTTTTATCGACAGAGGCAGCTATCATTTCCTCAAATTCTGCTTTAGTAGGCATTCTCCAGCCACTACCTAATTTAGCAGTAGCTATATCATATTTAGGATTTCCTGAAATACTAGAAGAAGTATTACCGACGGCATATTTATTTGTATAATGAGAAACAACTTCTCCTGTTGGGTCACCCCAACCATAATATCCTCCGTACTGATCTGTTCCAGAAGCTCCTATGTTATATTTACCCCACTTGACACTTAAACCGATGTCTACATAATCAGTAGATACAACAGGGATAGGAGTGACAGAATCTGAATAGTATTTGAACAAGAATTGTCCACTTGCAGTTTTATTTGTATCTTGATCGCACACAAACGTTATACCAACACTACAATAATCTGCAGCAACGCTGTTTATTGTGAATCTATCTTCAGACACCTTTGTTATATATCCGCCTTCATTATCAGCCTCGTTTATATAAGACTTATATGTACCGAGTTCCCCTTTATTGTTTATGCAAACTACCTGTATCTCTGCTGTGTTTGTTTTATTATAAAAGGTTGTGCTCTTATTGTTTATTGTTATAGACCAAACAATATCTTCTGTATCTGGATCAATTGTTGGGTCATCTGTAGGATCAACATCAGGATCTGTACTTGGATCTGGTTCTTCTGAAGGATCTATAGGTAAAGCAAACTTTTTAAACTGCTTTATATATGTTAAGTCTAAATCCCCAGGTGTATGAAGTATAGGATCCGTTAACGCAGTGATCTCATTATCTTCAATATAACACACTGGAACTTCAACCCAAGGCTTATTATGTGTAGTACACATGTACTTTTTAGCAAGTTCGTGCGATACTAATTCTACGTCTGTAGAACTATATGTAGTCTGCCCATTTACATTATAACCAACCTTCATCTTCGATTGAACATAATATAAATAGTCAGACGGTATGTTGTATGTAACGTCGTTTTCGACGTGTGAGTGTTCAGCAACTTTAGGTATAAGCTTAGTTACAATAAGAGGTTGTATATCCTCTATCGCCTTATTATCAGCTTCAAAACCAGCTTGTCTAGGATTGTTACCTGTTACTTTCTGATTTATAAGAGCATAATATGCTTTATCTAAAAGAGTTGCTATTTCATAATCTGTAAGCGACGGATATGACGAAGTAATGTTAGCCTTGTCATATTCAATCAAAAATTTAGTCTTTATATCACTATGCGTCATACGTCGTTATATGAGTTTATTTATTTTCTACTTGATTAATGATAGACAGTTTGAGATCTTGGTTTTTCTTAGCATCAAGGTAAGCAATACAAGACTCTAAAGAATCAGCAAGCATTTCAGAACCGTAGTAATACTGAGTACGATCTTTACGTATTACACCTTTAGCAATAGCCTCTTCGATTAAAAACTCTGTATCTTTACTCTTATTGTCAACCCACTTTTCAAAGAATTTCTTTGGTTGTTTATCAACAAGGTTAAACAGAGTAGACTCAACAAGCTCGTTAGATAAGTTATCAGACTTAACTCCGAACAATCTAAGACATTTGCGCATTTCGTCGAGTGTAAGTTTATCAAATTGCTTAATAGCATCTCTGCGCATTTTATTAATCTTATTCTGTTCAATAGCCTCTGCTTGTCTATTAATCAACAGATAGTCTTTACCTGCAGTAAGTTTATCTAGTGATGTTGCGACACGCTTATGACCGCTCAAGAACTTAATAATCATTTCCTGACGAGGGAACTGATCATCAAGGATCATGCTACGAGAACCTATTTTTACAGTGAATGTTTGCCAGAATGGAGATCCTTTTGCAAGAGTTCCTTCTGCATATCCTAATGCTTTCTCAAATTTCTTTTCGTCCTCGGGTGTAAGCCCGGTATAAATCGAACCTGAGCGTGTAAAATACGGAGCAATATAATCAAAGCAGTTCTTGTATTTTACTAATCCTGCCCAGGGATTTTTCTTTCTAAGTTTTAATTCAACTATCATTTTGTTTATGTTAATTGTTATTTAGCTACATTACTAGTATTGTATTGTGTATATACATACGACTGGTGTCTATTTATGTTTTGTTTCCCAAAGATAAACTGTCTGCGCTTTAACATTTCGCGCATTATCTTTACGTAATTTTTCATAAGAATAATATTGAGGGGGGATTTCTCCCCCCGTTAATATTATATTAATTTTTAACTGTTTCCTCCGGGCTCTGCAGTCTCTGACGACACAGCTGGGATAGCCATAGTTTCGGCATCCTCAGCATCGCAGTACAGAATACCACAGGACAGTGGGTTACGGAGCATAATACCCTCCTCACCGAGGAAGTGTACACTGTAACCATCACGGCTGTTAGAACGCAACGTATTGATGCTGTTACCATAACCGCTAGGAATTACACTACCACCAGTAGTCCACTGTACAAACTCACGACCCTTACGACAAACCTTAACAACGTTAGCCTGACCGTCACGACGACCGAGATCAACGAAGAGGAATGTATAAGACATCAGTGGTTTACCAGTCAGCGGGTGCAGTTGACGGAACATCTCCATGTTGTCAAACAAAGCACAACGCTTAACAGACAGCTCAATACCATTAACCATCTTATAGGTTGTGAACTGACCACCAAGAGTCAACTCCTGACCACTACCAGTGATAAACTTAGTATCGATAACCTGGAAGCTAGCAGCCTTCTCCTTGAGGATACGGTCGAACTCACGGATACCCATCTCACCAGTCAGAGCAACGAACTTACGCTCGTTAGTACCGAGGATGTTGTAGCAGAGATCGAAGAGATAATCCTCGAGCAACTCAGTTGTCAGAGTAGTATAGTAACGAATGTTTGCAGGAGCAATCTGCTCGAACAGACCAGCAGAAATGGGAACCATTGTATTCAGCAAGAGGCGTTAATTCTTGCCCGTCGCGATCTGCCG